TTAGATATTTAAAAAAATGTCCTTCACTAAATGGTCATTTTTTTCTTTGAGTTTTTCCAACTGGTGAGCATATGTTTTAAGTGTTATATTTAAATTTTCATGTCCTAAGAGTTTAGACACTGAAATTAAATCAACACCTCTAAAAATCAAATAAGAAGCGTATGTATGCCTTAATGAGTGGTTAGTTAGATTTCTACCAGTGACCCGCTTAACGGCCTTATTTGCAGCATTATTTGACGCTCCGAAGCATATACGTCCTAATTTATTTTGTTGATAATAGTTATCTCTATATTTTTTTAATACTTCAATGGAATTTCTATCTATAGGTACCATTCTTATAGATTGCTTATTTTTTGTTGGACCAAAATCTTGTGAGATAGAATAATCAAAAGTTTTATTAATATCTATATATCCATTATCAAAATCAATATCATCCCAAGTTAAACCCTCAGCTTCAGCATATCTAATTCCTGTTACTGCGATTAGATATGTAGTAAAATAAGAAGCATATTTTATTTTAGATTTTGCGACTTGAATATAATTCAAATACTCATCTTCTTCCATAAATTTATCTATTTCTGGTTTTGGAAGTATTTTTGATTTAACTATTGCGCCATCTGCAAAATTGTTTCTTATTATTCCATCTCGAATTGCCATTTTACAAGCGCCACTAATCTGATAATGAAATTTCTCAAGTGTTGATTGTGCAACTTTTTCAGCAAAGTCATTTAAAATTTGTTGATAGAAAGTATGAGTAATATCTTTTAGCTTACGATCACCGAAATAGTTTTCAATATGTTTGAAATTTTTACTATAAGATTGCCAAGTTTTAGCCGTAACGTGAGGTTTCTTATAGATGTCGGCCCATTTCTTGTTGTAATCGAGAACTGTTACATCTAATAAATCGCTTGAAATTATTTTTAGTTCTAACTCGGCTTTTGATGCAGCTATCTTGGCTAATGTTTTTGTTTTAAATCCTCGTTTAGATTTTTCCCGCCTTTTCCCTTTAGAGTCTCGATATGTAATACGAAATTCCCAACCAGAATCTAGTTTTCTAAAAAATGCCATTGTTCAATACCTCAATTTCTGTTAAAATGGGTATAAGAAAACGAGCCATTTAATGCTTGTTTCCTTATACGTCTCTCCCTACACTCTGACCGTCCAAAGTTGAGTGTAGGGATTTTTTTAATTGTAATAATCAAAAGTATATTTATTATATTTTTCTAAATACTTCTCAGTAATTATTAAATCTTCAGATAGTATGTTCTCCTTTATAAAATTAAAATCTTTTTCTGTTAGAAAAATCTTATCACCTATACTTTTGATTTGTTTTTTTGCTATTTCAAATTTATCACTGTATTCATCCTTACTGCACTTTTCTGCACAATTACGTATTTTTGTAACAACATAACTATTTAGCATTTGAGGAAGATATATTGGCTTAGGGGTATAATCATAGTGATTGCCAAGACCAGAGCAATCATGTAACATTGTTAAAATGTAATACTCCAATGCTATAGCAAATTCTTTATTGTCATAATACATTTCTCCAAAAGCTAAATAATCATTTCTAACAAGACCAAAACGTTTTAGCTTTAAGTTTATTTTTATCCGATCTGTAAGTATCGATTTTTTAATATCCTCGTATGAATATCCAATGTATCTACTAGAATAATCATCATACTCAATTGGTGAAATATACCTATCTTTATGTGCAAGTATCAGTCCTTTATTTTTATTCAACAACTCTTGACCAAGCATTGTAAGGCATAATGAACTTGGAATTCTTGATTCTAAGGTATCAAAATTTTCCATTATCCTCTGAATTAAAATTTCTTTTTTTCCGCTAGTTGGAAGGTTATCGTATTTTAAAATATCTTTTAATTCAGTTACTTTCAACTTAGCTAGACTTCTTTCAGACTTTTGAAGTTCAAGATATCCCATGTCGATTAAGATATCAGTATGCTTTCCAGGATTTATTTTATAATCATATTCAAAATAAGAAGGAAAGTCTTTAGAAGTACTAGTATCTTGCCAGTAGAGTAAGATAATATCTCCTATTTTTATACTATAGTTTTTATTAAAGCTTTCGGTTTTAGAGTCTTTTTCTGGATGCTTTTTATTAAAAATGTTTTTAAAAAAATTCATATTTTTAAATCCTTAAATCATACTGCATCAAGCAGATTATAATACTCACTAATAACCATGACTTCATCAGTCGTGGTTTTTAAATTGTGTCTTTTCATAAAAGATAAGTAATTAAACTCATGTTTATCTTCTACTTTGTCAAATTCATCTTCAAGCAAACACCTGATCATATGTCTATTTGCCTGCAATTCAAACTCTTCATGTCTACGCTCATATTGATTTGAGTCATGATCAATATGTCCAAGTTCATGGAAGATAACTTTCTTTTTAGATTCATCTGATAGTGCTTTATTTACAAAGACTACTTTTATTTCATCAATATATATTCCAGGGCGTGGCCACAAATCATTGTCGAAATAGGCGAGTTCGACGCCGTAGGAGTCCAATAGCTCCTCAATAGTCATAGACTATCTTCCCTTCAAGTAAATTTCAATAATATTTTGTATTGCTTCAATATCTGATTCAGTAAGTGGCTTACCGTCAAATGTTTTTGCATTTTCGGCCATTTGTCGCAGGTCGTCAGAAGTATATTCTTGGCCATCTTTTGCAATAGCTGGGTTATCTGTACGACCTAGTAAATAGTCTGTTGAGACGTTAAAATAGTCAGCGATTAGTTGCAGTCTTTCTGCGGAAGGCTTTTTATTTTTAATTGTATAGATTGAATTTCTACTCAATCCTAATTTTTCCTCAAGTGATCCCAAGGAAATACCTCTTGATTTTGCAAGTTCTTTAATTCTTTCGAATGTTGAAAACATTGATTTGTCAGCCTTTCTATGAGATGACAAAAAATATCTATAAAAAAGTGTGTAAATCACTTGACTGATTACAAACTTTAGTCTAGAATATAATTTGTAAAGCGAATATAAAAGCGAAACAAAAAACGAAAATTAAAACTAAAAAAATATAACTTTGGCGAGTTTATAAGTAGTTTAATAATGTTTTTGTTGGTGTTTTTACTATACTTTGATTTTAGAATATAGATTGTAAATTGTCAATACTAAAGTTGAAAAACTTCGCGATTATTTTCGCTTTGCATTTAAATAAAAAACTCCCGTGTGGGAGTAGAAAGGAAAAAGAAATGACTTACTATTACATATTCGTCTTATTACTTTCAACAATATTTTCACTAATTTCTTATATTGTTGTTACAACAATAGTTGATAGAAAATCAAAAAAAATGCTCGATGAAATGTACTCTAGCATTTTTGACGATTATAAAAAAAGAAGTAGTAAGTAGTCTACCTCTTTGAAAGTTGTCGATTTTGTTTACGTTGGTTTCTAACTTCTTCACTAATAGCTTCTTGAAAAGCAGGTGCAGCAGCATTCATAATTGTTCCAAAAATATCCTTAGTCATTTCTATCTCTGATTTTTTTTGGATGTTTTCTAGTTCCAACTTATGCGCTTCTTTCATTTTTTCTAGCTCATTTATATGGTTTTTCTCTAGTTTTTCCATATCATGTGTATATTGTTCCCTTAGAGATTTGATATCTGTTTGATTTTTCATCCAAGAAGCAAAAAAACTGAGTAGTCCTGTAATAGCTGCTGGTATTGTGGCAGTCCCGAATGTTAACCAAAATTTAAAATTTTCCATATTTTTACCTCAACATTTTTATTTTAATTATATCAGAAAGGAGAATAAATGAGTCAACAACATAAAAAATGGTCAGCACTTGTTGAACAACGTCTAAAAGAAAAAGACTGGACAAGAGTCGATTTGGCATTAGCAGTTGGTTTGCGAAGCTCAGGCACAATCACCGACCTCATCACTAAAGGCAAAGGTAGTATTGAGCTTAAGGTTAAGGTTTCAAAAGTACTAAATATTCGTGAACCATGGGAATTATTTGAAGGAGAATAAACATGAAACCAAAAAGATATCCATATCAAGGAACAAAAAAAGAACTGGTCGAACCAGTTCAATACGACTATTCAGAACAAGCATTTGATGATTTTACGACCAAAGCAATAAGTTCTTTAAACCCTAAGCGTCCAGATCATATAAATGTCGCTTGCCAGCTGATGGAAAGTTACAAACATTATTCGTAACTTTTTGAAACAGCATCATTGATGCCATTGTAAATCAATTCATATTGCTCAGCAACGTATTGACCGAATGGTTTCGAGAAATCTCTCTGCATGTAGTAAGCCTTATAAAGCTCGTCGTGCATTGCAGATACAATTTCACTTGCTAGTTCGATGTTATTTTTGCTCATAAAATTCTCCTTTCTATATTATATGATTTTACGATTTTCATAAGGAGTTGAGAGGTCTTATTCAATCGGTTAATCATAAACTTATTATAGCACAACATATTGTGCTATTCAACAGGAGGTGACACTATATATGGTGGGATTAATTAAAAAAATTGAGAATCATTTAAATGAAAAAGGAATGACAAAGGTAGATTTACAAAAAGCTACTGGTTTACATAAGAGGTCCATTGAAAGCATTCGCTATCACGACCCTAGTTTTTCAAAAATGGTAAAAATTGCTAATGCTTTAGGTGTTAGCCTAGATGAATTTAGATAAACAACAAAAAATCCACTGCGGACACAGCGGATTCGTTAAAACATAAAACTAAGGAGATTATAACATGGATGAAGCTTTGAAGCAAATGCTTGAGCAGTTCGAAGCTGGATTGAGGCTTAAAGCAGTTAGTGTAGTTCGTCAAATAAGTGACGAAACAATAGTATATCCAGCTGAATTAAATAAAAAACAAATTAGCAAAATGTTTGGCATAGATCCTACAACATTTGATGCACGATTTAACAGTCACAAAGACTTTCCTCGCATCGAAACAGGTGGTCGGGAAAAATATCCAAGAGATGCAGCGCTTAAGTGGTACAACGAAAATTATATGAGAACAGGAGTATAGAAATGACAGAAAACCCAATAACAGCTGTTGTCGTCTTGATAACAATAGCAATCGTCGCTTATTTAGGAAATCGCAACAGCAATCAAAAGACGATTGAGCAGACTATGCAGAAAGTAATTGATAACAATCGAGTTATTCAAAAACCAAAATTTCAACAAAATGTAAGAAGAGATTTTATTGAATGTCCAACACCTGGATCATGCGGAAAAATCTGGGGCGTAGATAAACCATTTTAATTTTTAGGAGGTAAGCATTTAATGCAATTCATATTTTAAAAACACAACAAGTAGTTACACGGCAGTTAGTAATGAATTTCTTGATGATCAGGAATTATCATTCAAAGCAAAAGGTTTGCTAATGGTTATTCTTCGGAATAAAGAGGATTGGAGAGTCTATCCCGAGGAATTGGCAAGAAGGTCGAAAGACAATATTAAAGCGGTAAGGTCAGGTTTAAAAGAACTAGAGGGCGCAGGTTACATAAAAACCTATAAAAAGTCTATTGGTAGAGGCATGGGGATGCAGTACTTTAGATTTTGTGCTGATAGAAAAATATCCAACAAAGCATTTGAACAATTGAAAAATGATCTTGAAAAAGATTTACAAGTGCCTAAAAGGTAAAGTTACAAAATGTAAAGTTACGTTTTGTATATGTACAAAACGGCACACTAATAAGTACTAACCTTAAATAAATACTAATAATAAATAAATACTAACATTAAATAAGGAGCAGCTGCTAGAGAGGCTAAAGATGGATAAAAAAACATTATTCGAAAACTTTCAAAAAAACTGGATGCGTCTCATTTCTCCATTTGAGATAGAAGATATTGAAAAATGGATTGATGAAGACAATATGCCGGTTGAGGTAATAAACGAAGCCTTGAAAGAAACAGTTATCTATAACGCAAAAAATACCAGGTACTTGAATAGAGTGCTTAATAACTGGAAAGCAAATGGTATTGATACTGTTGAAAAAGTAGAAATTTCAAGACTTGAATTTGAAAACAAAAAACAAGGAAAACCTCAAAATACGACAGCGTCAAATATTCCAGCGTGGTCAAACCCTAACTATCAACAACCTGACTATGACTCTTTCAAGGTTGATCCAAAAGAGGTGAAAGATGAACCAGGAGCTTTTTGAACTTTTTAATTACCAGCTTAAGAAAGACTACGGCAAGTCTGCAAGTATTGAAACATTTAATAAATTTACTGCTTATTGCAAAGCAGGAAAAGAAATAAACGGAGTTAAACCAATTTTACATTGGATAAATCTTTACGCTTTCGGAACTGGAATGACCAGCGACGAAGCTGAAAAATTAAGGTACAAAAGATATCGAGAGGAACATAACATTGAGTTTAAAAAATAAAATGACAGATTTGGAAAAACGAGTATTTTGCTTTATTCCAATGGGTTCTGATAGAAAAGTAAAAAGCGAAGAGATTGAACGCGTTTTTGGAATTACAAGCAGACAAGTTAGAGACATTACATATAATCTCACACAAATTGGTATTCCAGTTGTTACCAGCAAGAAAAAAGACGGTGGTTATTATATAGCAACAACAGAAGCTGAACGGCAAGAAGGTCTTAGAGCAAACAGAAGTCAAGTTCAATCTGAATTAAAGCGCATTAAAGCAGTTGAGTCAGTAGACCTTAATAATTTTAGAGCGATAGCGGAGGATTTGAGACATGTTTGAGATTAGATTGAATAATAACACTATTGAGTATTCAAACGAGCTGAGAGACGCTCTTATAAGCACTATCGACTACATTCTCGGTAGAGATGATAAGACATTGTATAAGCTTTATTACACATACAGAAATTACACAAGTGAAGACTTGATTGAAGCAATACAAGAGTTAACAGATGACAAGTTTGAATTGATCATTAATACGATAGCTGGTAGCAATATCACAATCAAGCAAGAAATTTTAAATTTAGGAGAATAACAATGACGAATGAAGTATCAAAATTTGACAGCATACCAACACAACAGGCATTCAACAGTCCGGTAGTGATTGAAAAATTCAAATCAATCCTGAACGGTAGAGAGACGCAATTTATAGCTAGCTTGCTATCAATTGTGAATAACAACAGTTATCTTGCACAAGCTACAAACTCAAGTATTATGAATGCTGCAATGAAAGCAGCAACATTAAATCTACCAATAGAGCCAAGTTTAGGACAAGCATATGTAGTTCCTTACAACAGAAGTGAAAAAAGAGGTAACAGTTGGGTAAAAATAAATGAAGCTCAGTTTCAAATTGGTTATAAAGGTTTAATTCAACTAGCACAAAGAAGTGGAAAAATAAAAACAATAAACTGTGACATAGTTTATGAAGAAGAGTTTTTAGCTTACGACAAAGTGACTGGAACGCTACATTTATCTGAAAATCAGTGCGACTCGGGAAAAGTAAAGGGATATTTTGCAAGTTTTGAGTTGATAAACGGATTTCACAAAATGATTTATTGGTCTTATGACAAAGTTCTAAATCACGCAAAGAAATATTCTAAAACATATGATCAGAAAAAAGGAGAATTTAAAGCTGGCACACCTTGGTCAAACGAGTTTGATGCAATGGCATTAAAAACATTACTCAAAGAATTATTGCTTAAATATGCACCTCTTTCAGTAGAAATGCAAGACGCGATTTTAGCTGACAATGGCGACTCAACAGTTGAAGAAATTAAAATTGCTAAAGATGTTACACCTGAAAGCGACAATGAATCTCTAGTAAGTGACTTGTTAGGTAATCAACCAGAAGAAAAAGAGTTACCAAAAGCAGATCCTGAAACTGGTGAGTTACTCGACAACAAAGAATTTGAAGAAACCGAGCTGGATTTAGACTATGGAAACATTAACGCAAAATAATTATTACGAAGATAAAAGTTATATGTCTGTATCTAGACTAAAAGCTTTTATGCAATGTGAAGCTAAACAGCTAGCGATCGAAAATGGCCAATGGGTCGATGATCGTGACAATACAGCTTTAATCTTTGGCAACTATGTTCACTCTAAATTTGAGAGCGAAGAAGCGCATCAAAAATTTAAAGAAAGACATAAAGATGATTTATTTTCTAGCAGGAAACCTTACGGATTGTTGGCGAGTTATCAACTGGCAGAAAAAGTTATTGATACTTTAAAAAAAGATAAGCTTTTTAACGGTTTATATCATGGCGGTAAAAATGACAGAGTTGTCAAAGAAGAAATCATTTTTGGAGAAATCGAAGGAGTTCCATTCAAAGGGAAAATAGACTCGATAAATTACTCAAGAGGTTATATTGTCGATTTAAAAACAATGAAATCGATACAAAATCTTGAATGGAACGATGAGTTAAGAATGAAAATACCGGCATTTGTCAATAATATTTTGAATTATCAGTATCACATGCAGTTGGCTGTTTACCTTGAATTATTAAGACAAATGGGCAATTACACATTTAAGCCATTTATCGTCGCTGTAAGCAAAGAAAAACAACCTGATAAAGAAATTATCGAGATAACAGAAGAATTGCTGTATGAAGGCTTAGAAACAGCTAAAAACGCTATTGAAGAGTTAAAGCCATTGCTAAACAACGAGAGAAAACCAAAAAAATGCGGTAATTGTGATTATTGCAAATCTCGAAAACAACTCAAACGAATTATCTTAATTGATGAATTTATTTAAGAAAGGTAATAGCATGAAAAAGTTTTACGTATCAGGTAGAATTGCTCAACTTGATTTAGGAGCAAATGTAGATGCAGATAACAAACATATGGCTCCAATTGTATTTAAGGAAACATATGATAGATTGCTTAGTTTTGGGAGTAACGAACTTTTAATTCTAGGCGTTGAAGAAGTAAATTAACTAATTTATTGCAAAGCGAGGCCTGGCCTTTGCAGTAATAAAATTTTCCAGGCGAGAAAGGATTTTTTTGGTCTTATCGTCAAGTTAACAGGATTGATGATTAAAGAATTGCTGCACTCGTCCTGGCCAAATGCTCACACACAGAAAAAAAGGGCGAGTGTGATTTTAAGTGAAATAATGAAATTTGAGTTTATTTTATCTAATACAAAGCAAAGAAAAGAAATGATATCAAGCAATGATCGCTTACACTTTAGAAAACAAGCGAACATCACAAAATTCTTAAGACAACTAGCAAAGCTGAAAGCTAGTGGTTCGTCAGTGTCTTACAGCCCGAAAAAGCCGTGTAAAGTATCAGTTACCGTTTTTAGTCCAACAAGACGGAGACTAGACCCTCCCAATTTTTATCCAACAATAAAAGCAATTTTAGATGGATTTACAGACGCTGGTATCTGGACTGATGATAATCATGAAATTATCAAGTCGTTAAGTTTCGAGTATGGCGGTTTAAGCGGAATAAAAAGCAAGTATAAGTTAGTTATCGAAATCGAGGAGGTTTAGATGGATTTAACAAAGCAGTTTTTTGATAAATTCCAAGATAAAGTGAAAGATGATCTTAGAAGATTTTATGAAGATTTATCAGAACAAGAATTTGACAGTAAATATGTGACTTTTATGCAATGCAGGCGCCAGATGGTTTTACCAAGACCGGCAGAGCTAATTAGGTTTCAAGATTTATTTGACATTAAGTTATTTGCAAAAATGATGATAGAGTCACTTAGTCAAAGAGGCCTTCAAAAAGAAGAAGATATCGACTTAGTAGAAGAAGTTATAGCGCAAAGTGAAGGCTTAACACGCAAAGAATATAGAGACAAGAAAAGGACAGAGTATCACATGCGAGCTCTTATGGTGTCAGGCCTATGAATTACACAGTAACAGTTTATAAAGACAAAGTTGCGAGTGAAACGCGTTGGGCGTCATCACATCTAGATGCAAGGATTTTTAGATTTGAGCTGCAAAAGAAGTATGATGGCCAGCGAGTGAAGATAGAAATCGAGGAAGTGGAATGACCAAAAAAGAAGTTATTGATTTTCTAACTGAACAAAGAGATTTGAGATTAGTTGGCTACGAGTGGGGAAAAGACGACATATCCGAATTTGAAAGATGGCAATTAGCACAAGCTAATATGTACTTAGATGTTATTGAGTGGATTGAGGAGAATATGAAATGATACCAAAATTTAGAGGTTATCACAAAGAGTTGAAGATGATGTTTGAAGTCAAGTCGCTAGTCTATACTCTTAGACTTGCGAGACTGACAAACGGAAATGACTTAGTTCCAAGCAGAACCTGTTCGTTTGATGACATTATCTTAATGCAATACACAGGCTTAAAAGACAAAAATGGTGTAGAGATTTTTGAGGGGGATGTTGTGATTGCTTGGTCGCAAGGGGTAAAAGGAACATTTGAAATAAAAAGAAGAATTGATGGATTGTGGTTATTATATCCAGCGTGGAAAAAGGGGCAATTTTGGTATCTTAGCCCAACTGAAGATGGTCGTGAAACTATTGAAGTCATCGGAAACATCTATGAACTAGAAAGCGTGGAAGAATGAACTACAATATCACGATTAAACAATCGCATTTAAGAGCGTTTATTATTGCTTACACGATAGTTTTTATTATTATTGGGTTTTCGATAGGTTGCTTATATTCAGATAGCAAATATCAACAACGCAATGACGCACTACACCAGCAACTGCGACGCACGCAGTATCAACTTAAAAAAGCGAGAGAGCAGAATGTGGAGCAGACTGCGAAGATTGCGAAACTTACTGGAAATGGGGGTTAGGGGATGAATGAATTTAGAAGATTACATATCCTAAAACATGCACTTGAACACTACATTGAACGTGACGGTGCAAGCGAAAAAGACATAAACCAAGAAAAACGAGTTTTAGCTGATGTTGTAGATGATTTGGAAAGATTTAAAGAGCGAATCAATTCAGGTTGTGGAGGTGGTTGCTGATGAACGAATTTGAAGAACACCTTTATTACATACTGAAAAAGAAAGAGGTAGCAAATGATTTATGATTTAGTATTAAAAACACATCGACTGATAAAAATATTCTTATGCAAACATCAGTATGAATATATAGTTGTAAAAGGCTTATTAGGACCAATTGACCATTACTATAAATGTGCAAAATGCGGGAGGACAAGAGAGGAAATGCCATGAAACATAGATTAAGATATTTAAGAGATCTACACGAACTTAATTTGAAGCAGTTTGCACTCAAAACAGGGCTTAAAGAAACGACATTGTCTAACTACTTCGCAGGAACTAGCGTGCCATCACTTGCAATTACTGAGCAAATAGCAAAGGCGTTTGATGTTAACCCGACTTGGCTAGCAGGTTGGCCAGAGCCAAAAGCGAAAACTGTCTATGTGCCTGCTGAAAGAATACCTCCGGATTGGAAAAATGATGAAGCCGGCAAACTAATCAAATGGACGAAGAGAGGAGTACCGGTTGACTGAAGATATTGTTTTTAAACTTAAGAAATTGAGATTGTTTGATACCATCATCAAATCAAAAAAAGAAGAGTTGATCTCTCTTAAATCTGGTATTCAAAAGTCTCCGAAATTTACTGATGAGCCAAGAGGTGACAGTGATTCAAATAGTACCGAAAATCTTAATGTCAAAATTATTGACAAGGCTAGAGAGATAGAAAAAGAAATAGGCAACCTCTATGATGAACGAAGTGAAATTGTTGCGATGATTGATCAACTTAATGACCCGATTGAAACAGCAGTTCTAAGATTATTCTACGTCAATGGGATGACTTGGAAAGAAATTTCTATCGAGCTTAACGGGCATCAAAAGACCTTTCAAAATGTTAGAAAAACAGGTATTCAAAATCTAATATCCATTTATTCCCAAAATATCCATTCCAAGTGATATTATGGTAATGTGAAATATGTGAAAGCAGCATAATCTCCTAAATTTTGCCGTTTTATTTCAGACCCCTAAATTTTATCGGGAAAGCTCTTATACCTATTGTGTAAGGGCTTTTTTAGTAGTATCATTAAAGTGATAAAATTTAGGAGATAATTTATGGAAAATAAACCAGCAGTAGCAAAATTTTTTAAACTAAATTCTTCGAAAGAGAGTAATTTAGCACTTTTTAATACTAAGATAAAAGAGCTTTATGCGAACTTTCAAGAACACAATTATGCTGCGATACCGACTTTGGAAATTGATGAGTTGCAATATTATGTCAGTGCAATGGAGAAGGTAAATTCCGAAGAAAGTATTAATGGTGAGCGTTTATACCATTTGCTATTAACTATTTCTAGGGTTGATACTAAATCACAAGTTGTACTTGCAAACATAGAACAAAGTATTGATATCAGAAAAAGAGAAATTGAACATGGTGAAAATGAAGGGCTTGTTGTTGACACGAGGTTAATTTTTGACCCTTTCAGACAAATTATTGTTGTCTATAACCAAAGAGGAACAATAAATAATCATGATTTGGCACGATTTTTCTGTAAGGTTATCGATGTAAGGGGCCTCAGATTCGAAATAATCCTTAATGCTGAAGCTTTTAATAGGTTAGATAACTTAGATGTGGCCCAATCCGTTACATATACAATCGCCAGTCCAGATAATTTTAAAAGTTTTAGGGATGATTCAAGAAGTGAAAATGGTGATCTAAAATTTGCAAGTGCCTTATCTGGAGAATCAATGAAAATTACGATAAGTTCAGCAAGTTTAACAAAAAGGAAACTGTGGGAAAAAATCTCTGGAATTTTATCTAATGAGAATTTAAAGGTCACAACTGCAAAGGTGGCAGGATTAAAAGATGGAATCTTTGAACCAATAGATTTGATAAAAAATAAACTTCTATATAGCGGAAATATTCAATATGAAAACACTTTGGATGATCGTGCTATTTATGCATTTCTTAATACGGCTTACTATTATCATTTCGAATATCTAAAAAGAATGTACACACCCCGTTTTTAGGAGAAAATAATGAAAAAAGGAAGAATAAGAAGAAATTTTCCAATTGTAATATTTGGTGTAATAACGTTTCTAATAAGTCTTTACCTTAAAATTACACCAAAAGATTTGAAAAATTTTACAGATATTATGTCTGCTTCATTATCTTTTTCAGCAATTGTTACTGCAATATTTTTTGCTAGTTTTTCTTTAATTCCGACATCTGGTTCTAATAAGTTGGTTAGTATGATGGAAAATTTAGGAACTGATATAAAAATCATGGATAGATTATTAGTTGCAACTACTCTTTCATTTCTAAGTTCTTTACTATCATTCCTATCGCTATTTTTGGGTAAACTAGATACAAGTAAAGTTTCAATGTATTTAGTTTCTTGTTGGTTAAGTTGCACCGTCATGATGTTTGTTAGTTCTTTCTTAGTTCTGAGAGTTCTGATAAAATTGGTTGAAACTTATAATGACTTTAAAGACATCGATTAAGTCAGTACACAGGTGCTGACTTTTTAATTTACAAAATAAACAAAAGGGAGGAGGATATGGAGAAAAGTGAACTAGCACGCAAAGACTATGAAGCTGGTATGAAATATAAAGACATCGCATCTAAGTATAATGTTTCAATGAATACAGTCAAATCTTGGCAACGTCGGCATAAGTGGTCTCGCGATAAGAAGGGTGCACCCAAAAAAGAAAGGGGTGCACCCAAAGGGAATAAGAATGCAGTTGGGCATGGAGCTCCAAAAGGTTCACAGAATGCTAGGAAGCATGGACTTTTCTCCAAGTATCTTCCTCAAGAAGTATTTGAGATTGCACAAGAACTTTCAGGTAAGCAACCAATAGATATTCTTTGGGAGAATATTACACTTACTTATGCTAATCTCTTACACGCCCAGCGCATCTTGTTTGTCAGTGATAAAGAAGATAGTAATACCTATGTTACAAGCGAAGGTAAAGCAGGTGTAGGATTTGAACACCACACTGCATGGGATAAACAAGGTAAGGCTTTAGCAGCAATCGCAAGAACTCAGGGCGAACTCAAGAACATGATTAAGACTTACGATGAGCTTACGAGGTCTCCTCTTGTTACTGAGGAACAGAAGTTGAGAATTGATAATTTGAAAGTTCAACTTGGTTCTGATGAAGTTGATGATACTGTCATTACTGGATTTACATTTGATAGGAGTGAGTACAATGGCGATACTTAACCTAGCTAAATTAATTAATCCTGTTTTTGATGAAGTGTTATTTACGCCACATAGCCATATCGTGTTAAAGGGTGGTCGTGCTTCAACTAAATCATCAGTTATTTCAATTGACCTGGTTAATGATTTTATTAGTGATCCTTTAGGAAATATTGTTGTCTTGCGTAAGGTAGGTAAGTATCTTCGAATGTCAGTCTATGAACAGATCAGATGGGCGATCTATGAGATGGGGCTGTCTAATCAGTTTAAGTTTGGTAAGTCTCCGCTTCAAATTACACATAAGAAGACTGGTACAGCTTTTTATTTCTACGGTGTCGATGACCCGATGAAACTAAAGTCTCAAAAGATAGCTAAAGGCTATGTCATGGGAGTTTGGTTTGAAGAGTTGGCCGAGTTTGCTGGAAGAGAAGATATTGATATTGTAGAAGATACCTTCATTCGACAAGAGCTACCAAACGGGAAAGAAGTCAAGGTCTACTTTAGCTATAACCCGCCACGTAATCCATATGATTGGATAAATGAATGGGTAGCAGAAAAAGCAAGTGACCCAACTTATCTAGTGCACCACAGTACTTATCTCGACGACAAGTTAGGGTTCTTATCTAAGCAAATGAAAGATAAGATTGAACGCTACAAAGAAACTGATCCTGATTATTATAGATGGATGTACCTTGGTGAAATCATAGGCCTTGGTAATCACGTTTACAATATGAATTATTTCAAACCTCTTGAGTCTATTCCTGATAATGATAAGCTTATTGGGATATCATTTGCACTAGATACCGGTCATCAGCAATCTGCAACTGCATGTGGGGCATACGGCCTTACAGCTAGAGGAAACGTTATCTTGCTAGATACGTTTTACTATAGCCCTGCTGGTAAAGTAGTTAAGAAGGCGCCAAGTGAACTGACTGTCATGATTCATGATTTTATTGATAAAGTTATTGACGAGTATAAAGTCCCTCGTCTTAAAATGACAATTGATAGTGCTGAAGGCGCTTTAAGAAACCAGTACTTCAAAGATTATGGAGAAAGATGGCATCCAGTAGCTAAAAAGAAAAATCAAACAATGATTGATATGGTCATCAGCTTACTTGCTGAAGGCCGTTTTTATTATCTTAATATACCGGCTAACAAAGTGTTTGTGGAAGAGCACAAGATGTATAGGTATGATGAGAAAACAATCAACACTGATGACCCAAAAGTAATCAAAGAGGATGACCATACAGTCGATGAGTTTAAATACTTTGTATTAGATAATGCCAGGGACCTAGATTTGAAGGCTTAGAGGAGCGAAATAATGGGATTAGTACAAACTATCAAGAATTTCTTTACAAGGAGTAAATATGTGATGACACAGCAAACTTTAACAAATATTACTGATCACCCTAAAATTGCGGTGTCTAACAGTGAGTATAGTCGGATAATTGAGAATGTAAAATACTTCGCCGGTAAATATCCACAGATTGAGTATATGGACAGTAATGGCAGTAAAGTAAAGCGTGACTTTAATCATCTGCCAATTGGACGTACAGCATCTAAAAAGATTGCAAGTTTAGTCTTCAATGAACAGGCGGAAATTGTTATTGACGATGAAGTGGCAAATACTTTTATTAATCAGACGCTAAAAAATGATAGGTTTAATAAAAACTTTGAGAGGTATTTAGAGAGTTGTTTGGCTCTTGGTGGACTCGCAATGCGTCCTTACGTTGATGATAAAAAAATCAGAGTTGCATTTATTCAAGCACCAGTATTCTTCCCGTTACAATCAAATACGCAAGATATTTCCAGTGCAGCAATCGTTACGAAGTCAATAAAGACAGATGGCAATAGACAAATATTCTATACACTCATTGAGTTACACGAGTGGTCAGAAGAAAAGTATGTTATTACAAACGAATTATATAAGTCTCCATTCCCTGAGAAAGTAGGAGCAAGAACTCCTCTATCTGAGTTATATGAGGACCTTGAAGAGCAAGTTGAATTAACAGACTTGAGCCGACCTATTTTCACTTATTTAAAACCTCCTGGTATTAATAACAAAGACATTAACAGCCCACTCGGTTTATCTATTTTCGACAATGCTAAGACAACTATCGACTTCTTAAACACCACCTACGATGAATTTATGTGGGAAGTTAAAATGGGACAAAGACGTGTAGCTGTTCCTACTCAAATGATTAAGACAGAGTATAATGCTAACGGTGAAAAAGTAGTCGCTACTCGAAGATTCGAAACAGGCCAAAATGTTTATGAACAGTTTGATGGTGCAGATATTGATAAAGGTATCGGCATTACAGATTTAACAACACCTATTCGTTCTGATGACTATATCAAGGCAATTAATGAAGGCCTTTCACTATTTGAAATGCAGATTGGCGTATCTGCTGGGATGTTTACTTTTGATGGTAAAACCATGAAGACAGCAACTGAAATTGTCTCAGAGAATTCAGATACTTATCAAATGCGGAACAGCATTGTTAGTCTTGTTGAGCAGTCTTTAAAAGAATTGATTATTTCAATTTTAGAATTAGCGAAAGGCTATAAACTCTATTCTGGAAATATTCCGGATTTGGATGCCATTAGCATTAATCTCGACGATGGTGTGTTTACAGATCGTAATGCTGAACTTGATTACTGGATGAAGATGGTAACTGCTGGTTTTGCTACTAGAGTAACTGCTATTGAAAAGACAATGAATGTGACCGAAGATAAAGCACAAGAGATTTTCTTAAGTATAGCCAATGAGACAGTTGAATCTGCTAATAACCAACGGTCTGAAGAAGACAAGGCAATATATGGAGAGTGATAGAAGATGAAAGAGAAGAAGCCTATTAAATTAAATGACCAACAGCTTATGCTAATGGCCAGTAATGTTTCTGATCTCTATCATCAACTTTCAAATGAGCTCTTTGATAATGTAGTGGACCGTTTAAAGGAACGTGGAACTTATTACTTAGAAAAACAACCTTATCTTTGGCAACTCGAGAAGATGAATAGTATGGGCATGCTTAATGACAACAATGTTTCTCTTATGGCTGAGTATTCTGGCATTGCTGAAGAGCAAATCAGGTATATCATCGAAAATGAAGGGTATAAAGTTTATACCGATACGATGGAGCAATTAGATGCTAATGCCTATGACAATAAAGTCATGGAGGATTTAATTAGCTACTCAAGTCAAGCAATTGATGATGTTAATAATCTCATTAATACTACACTACCAAAAAGCGTTCAAGCTGTTTATAAGTCGGTTGTTGAGGAAACAGTTGCCAAAGTTGTTACTGGAATGGCAACGCCTCAATCTGCATTGAACGAAACTATTATGAAGTGGCATGCAAAAGGCTTCTATGGTTATACCGATAGTGCTGGTCGACATCAGAGAGCTGATACTTACGCAAGAACGGTTATCAAGTCCACAGTCGCAAGAGTTAACAATGAAATGCGTGTAAGACCTGCAGAAGAGCTAGGCATTGATACTTTTTATTACTCGATTAAATCGGCAGCCCGTGCAATGTGTGCACCTCTTCAAAATCAAATTGTTACAACGGGGAAACCAAGGACCGAGGCAGGTCATAAAATTCTTTCGTTAAATGATTATGGATATGGTAGGCCAGAAGGATGTAGAGGTATTAACTGTAGTCACATCATGACGCCATTTATTCCTGGTGTTAATTACTTACCTGATATTGAAGATGATTTGAAGGGTTTGACTCCTGATCAAGCAATGGAGAATGCAAATGCACAAGCTAAGCAAAGAGCTTTGGAGCGTTCTATTAGATTTACCAAGGAACAGATTCATGTCGCTGAGAAATTAGGTGATAGTGAGCTTATCGATAAGTACAAGATGAAGCTTGGCAATCAAAAAGATGCCATTAAGGTCCATTTAGATAAACATAAGTTTTTATACCGTGATCGGGAAAAAGAAAAGTATCAAGAAGACCCTCTAAGTTTTGCTAAAAATGAAATTAAACTTAGAGCAGAACACGAGAAACTAATCAAGTTACGTGCAGTAAAACGTGATATAATAGGTGTAACAACGACTGATGGGATTACTATAAATGGTATTTCTAAACATGTTATTGATAGAATGGTTACTCGTGAAGTTATTTCAAATGATGTCAAAAACACTTTAATTAATCCATTTGAAATAAAACCTGATAAAGTCAATAAAAATGGTATTTCACGAAAATATATCGGCAACAGGTCAACGGTTGTAATCAACCCAGCCACTGGTAATATCATCACAACTTGGAAATCAGGAGAAAAGATAAGGAGGAAGTATGACAATTAAAGAAGAGCTTCTAAAAAATGAAGTAATATCAAAAGAAGACATAGATTTTTTGATTAGTGTTACTCCTCAAATTTCTCAGTCTCTTGAAAAAGATTATACAGATGATATCTTTGTTGATTTTGTTGATGAGCTACAAGACTTGTCAGTGATAATGATTAGTGAATCGAGTAAAGATTCATGGAAATATGATGATATAGTTAATGAAATATCAGGTTATTAATTAAAGCACTTAGTCAAACTAGGTGCTTTTCTTATGTAAAAAATAGAAAGGATATATCGCACTTGAAACCGTCCGAAAACTGAAAGGAGCGTGATCTAATATCTCTGTCTTTGCCGTACAGTAAAACGGCTTTTTATTATGCCCTGTCGAATGGCGTAAAACTAGACAAATTCTGCCCATCGTGGCGTAAAACAAAGGAGTTAAGACATGAGTCTTAAACGTGAAATGTTAATTGATGCAGGCATTGAGGATAAAGCTGTGATTGATAACATCATGGATGCGTACGGCCAAGGAGTAGAACATGCCAAATCTCAAGCTAAATCAGAATTGCAGGCAGAAAATGACACATTGAAGCAACAACTTGAGCAGCAAAGCCAAACTATCAAAGATTTGCAAGGTAAAGAAGGTGCTAGCGACGAGCTAAAACAACAATTAGCCGACATTCAAGGACAATTCGACTCTTACAAGACAGAAAGTGAAGCTAAGTTAGCTCAAATTCAAAAAACAAGCGCTGTTGAGCTTGCTTTGAAAGATGTGGGAGCTTATAAATCAGAAGACTTAATGAAGTTTATTGATTTAGATAAGATTGAGCTTGGAGAAGATGGGAAGCCTATTCTTGAAGAAACAATTAATAGTCTCAAAGAGACAAGCCCTTACCTCTTCCAACAACAAGATAACTCACAGCCAAATCCTAAGATTACCACTACAGGTAATCCGTCTGCAAATGGCTCTCAAACTGATGCCTTTGCTGCTATTGCTAACAAATATTAAAGGAGAACAATAATCAATGGCAACAAAAATTTTTACTAAACAATATCAAGCTATTTTCTCTCGAATTTTTGATACTCGTTCACATTTCGTCCGTTCATTCGGTGGAAACGTTCAAACGTTTGATGGTGTATCTGATTCAGAAAACATGATGTATGTTAAAACAAATACTACAGAAGCAGTTTTAAAAACATACTCAACTGATGCAAATACAGCATTTGGTACAGGTACTGGCTCAACTAATCGTTTTGGCCAACGTACTGAAATTAAATCTATTGATACTGCTGTTCCATACGAACAACCTATTTCAATCCATGAAGGTGTTGATAATGTAACAGTTAATGATGTTCCTGATCAAGTAATCGCAGAACGCTTTGAATTGAACGCTTTAGCTACAACAGAATATATCAATGGATTACTTGGTAAAGCAATTTCTGATAATGCGAGTGAAACATTAACTGGCGCACTATCTGAAGATGGTGTTACTAAATTATTCGCTGATGCACATAAGAAATTTGTTAACAACAAGATTAAAACAGACATCACTTGGGTTGCTTATGTTAATACAGATGTTTATAACTTTTTAATTGACTCAAAACTTGCAACAACTGCAAAACAATCATCTGCAAATGTTGATGAACAAACATTGTATAAATTCAAAGGCTTCCTACTTGCTGAAACTCCTGATGAATATTTCCAAACTGGTGAGCAAGCATACTTTGTTGCTGACAATGTTGGTGTCGTTGGTCTTGGGTTCTCAATTATTCGTACAATCGATTCAGAGGACTTTTATGGCGTTGCTATCCAAGGTGCTTCTAAGTATGGTAAATACATTCCAGATGCTAATAAGAAAGCTATTATCAAAGCTAAATTAGCACCTGCAGTATAAGAAAGGAGTAATATAAATGCCTAAATACAATGTAGATTTTGCTTACTTTGACAAACCTTCAAACACATTTCACGATGCAGGTGAGGTTGTTGAAGTGACAAAAAAACGTGCAGATGAAATTAATAAGTCTCTTTCTGAGATTGGCTATGCTCACCAAGCCTTGTCAGAGTATACTGAAACAGCTGAAGACAAGACTGATGATACAGATACAAGTAAGGAAGATGCACCTGGCGATAAGGAGTAATCAATGACTGAATATCTTGTCACTCGTAATACTATCGTCTTAATAGATGGTAAAGAAGATCGTTTTATTGAAGGTCAAACAATTAGCCTAAATAAACGATATGCAACTAAACTTAATAAATTGGCTGAAGAGCCTTTTTTAAAAGTAATTGAAGATAAATAGGGGCTATTAAAGTCCCTTTTTATTATTTGGAGGTGACTTAATGTCCTATTTAACAGAAACAGAGTTTGTTGAACTTGGTTTTGATAAAGTACAGAACTTCGATAATTTAGAGAAGAAAGCTAGTGCAGCTATTGATTTATTTATCAATAATTTTTATGAATCAGTTTCGTTTGAAACAGATTTTGATATTCGAAAAAATGCTGTTAAAAAAGCAGTAGCATTTCAAATTGGGTATATGGATAGTTCAGGAGTCATGACTGCTGAGGACAAAACCTCATTAGCAAGCATGACAATTGGAAGAACATCCGTAAGCTATCAGAATGGCTCAAATTCGAATAGAATTGGCCAAAGGTATAATTTATCGCTTGATGCTGAAAACTGGCTCAGAATGGCTGGGTTTGGATATGCAGGTGTAAATTATGATAGATAAAAGACTACTAAACGATACTGTTACAATTCAAAAAATTACTGGTAAAGATAAGTGGGGAAATGAAACCTATTCTGAACCAATGGAACTACTAAATGTTAAGTTTGACCGTGAAGTAGGATTGGTTGGAACAGGAAATAACAGAGGTGAAACTAAAGCTTCTGTGCTGTTTATTTACCCTATTTATTGCCCAGTTACAATTGATGATAGCTATAAAAATGGCAAAATAAATGATGGTCAAAGAGACTTTATTATCCGTAAAATCATTCCTCAATATCATCCATTTAATAAGTCTATACTTTGTTATGAAGTGGAGGTTATCTAATGGATGTAAAAGTAAAGGTTGACTTAAAGGGGCTAGAAAAGAAAGTAAGTCCTCAATCTTTTGCTAGGGGGCAATTGGCAATGACTAACCAAATGTTATTAGATATGAACAAATATGTCCCAGCAAGGTCAGAGGCTTTGCGGTCAAGCGGTCATGCTAATAAAGATACTATTATTTGGTCTTCTCCTTATGCACGGATCAGATTTTATAATCGTAAACTTAAGCTATTCTTTTCAGATAAACAACGTCGCTTTTTCTTTGCTAATAAGGATAAGCTTTTAGCTCAAAAGCCGAGACCTGGTACGGGACCACGTTGGGACTTAAAAGCAAAAGCAAAACACGGCAACGACTGGGGAAAGGTTGCCCTGAAAGGAATGGGTATATCTAAATGACAAACAATGATTTTATAGAGGTTCTACATGAATTCGTAAATGGTTTAGGGTTACCGATATCAGCTAGGCTAGATTATTTAAGTGAATTAGATGATCTAGTTATTTATGCTTTACCAGGTGGTAAAGTTGAGGAAGAAGATATGGCAGGTACTCAAATAGTCTCATTGCCATTTGAAATAGCAATTAAATCAAAGGACCAAGCTTTAGCCAATACTTTTTTGTGGAAAATTAACACAGCTTTATCGGCTTTTGACTTGTCTTTGCCAAGTAACAATAACTCATATACTTTCTTGTCTCTTGAGGTTGAGGCACCGTCTCTTAATGACCTCAATGAACAAGATTATTATATTTACTTGCTTGATGTAACAGCAAGGCTTGAAATAGAAAGGAACAACAATGCCTAAAATTAAAAATGCATTACGTAAACACTACCTAGCACCTTGGGACCCAGAGAAAGCAGATTTATTGCCTACATCTGAACAATATCTATGGATTGCTAAGGGTATCAAAGAATCGGCTCCTGAAAATGAGGAAGAAGATGATGATGTAGCATACTTTGATGGTGATGGAACTAAAGAAACATTTATTATTTCAAAAAGTCGTGGTCGTTCATTTGAAGGACATCGTGATTATTCTGATGCCGCCCAAAACTTTGTCGTAAGTAAAGAAGATGAGGTTGGTGATGACTTAGTGGTTTGGTACAAAGAAATTACTGCTGATGGAAAGACTCAAAAAGAAGGTCTAGCACGCTTGTCAGAGATTGAAGTTGGTGACGGTGAAGCTTCAGAACTTGAAACAATCAAATTCAAGATTACTTGGATTCGTAAACCGACTGCTTCTCAAGTAGTTACTGAACCAGTTACACCTTAATAGTGTTTGATGTTTCGAGGGGGATTAAGTTCCTCCTCTTTTTTTGAATAAGGAGAAAAGAAAAATGGTAGTAATCGCAAAACGTAGTAATGTAATCCCTGTAGATTTTGGAGAATTTAAACTTGAATACCAAGCCAATGATGAAAATATTAAGCGAATGAAAGAAATTGGCGAAAACTTACAAAAACGAGGTGAAGATCTAAAAGAATATGACGGCGACGATGCTATTGAAAAATTTCATGACGTTGTAAAAGCAAGTTGGATTGAGCTATTCGATGAGGAAGCTTTCAATAAAGTATATAATTTCTCTGGAAAAACAACGACTGTTACCATGATTTATCTTATTGAAGCAATTAAAGGAATTGTAACCGAGTTTGAGAATCGCCACTCTCAAGAGTCGCTTAAAAAATATCTAGCGGAATAATATGCTAGATCTATCGCGAAAACTGACTGATGAATTAATCATTGGTAGTGATAGCTACCCTCTTGATTTAGCTTTCAATAATATCTTAAAGATTTTTGAAATGTGGCGAGATGATGAAGTTCCAGAAGTAGTAAAGCCCCACTTTGCCTTGAAGATGCTTTTAGGAAAAAACTTCAAGGTTATTTCTGATATTTCAGTAAATGAGGCAATGGAAATATTTGAACGAATATTTGAAGAACACATTGAATTAAAGAATATTAAAGATTTATCTGTTGAATATGATCTGGCCGGAAATGTTATGAAGTCTTCAAATAATAATTCTGCAAGTTCTGAAAAACCAATATATGACATTGCTTTTGATGGTGATTTCATTTATGCCTCTTTTTTGCAAGCTTATAGTATTGATTTGATTGAAGCTCAAGGAAAGTTACATTGGAAGAAATTTAATGCCTTACTGTCAGGTCTCCCAGAAGGGACTAAGTTTGTGGAAGTAATCAAAATTAGAAAGTACAAACCTCAAAAAGGCGAGTCTCAGGATTACATTACTGAAATGAGAAAATTGCAGAAAGAATACGCTTTACCAGGAACTAATTTAGATGAAATAGATGAAGAGGAAGATTATGAAGAATAGAAAGGAGGTAAACTATGGCAGATGGAACGGTTACGATTAAAGCTAGCTTTGATGGTAAGGATGCTGAAAGTGGTGTCTCACGGATTAAAACTGCTTTAGGTGGTCTCGGCACTGCTGGACAAAGGTTAGGCTCAACATTTAAAAGTGTATTAGGAGCAAATCTAGTTGGAACTGCAATCACTGCATCATTAAATGCTGTTAGTAATTCCATTAAAGGCGTTATGTCGGCGGCAATTAGTGAAGGGGCTAAATTACAACAATCATTTGGCGGTGTTGACACGCTCTATAGTGGTGCCGAAAAGCAAGTTAAAAGTTATGCTGCAGAAGCTTACAAAGCTGGCGTATCAGCAAACTCTTATGCAGAACAAGCTGTATCATTTGGAGCTGCCTTAAAACAGTCACTAGGCGGTGATGCTGTAAAAGCTGCAGAAGCTGCGAATACGGCAATCATGGATATGACTGATAATTCAGCAAAAATGGGCACTGATTTAGGGGTAGTCCAACAAACCTACCAATCTCTTGCTCGTGGTAACTTTGCCATGTTGGACAATCTAAAACTAGGTTTTGGCGGCACTAGATCAGAAATGGAAAGGTTACTAAAAACTGCAGAAGATTTGACGGGTAAAAAATATGATATTAGTAATTTTGCTGATATCACAGAAGCCATTCATGCTGTTCAAAAGAACCTTGGACTAACAGGAACTGCGGCGAAAGAAGCAAAAACAACTTTTAGCGGTTCGCTTGGTGCTATGAAGTCATCTTTTCAAAACTTGGCAGGAGCTTTAGCTGCAAGTGAATTGAATATTAAGCCGGCGCTTAAAAACCTAGCCGAAACAACATCCACGTTTTTATTTGGTAATTTCTTTCCAATGGTGGGTAGAATTTTCAAACAATTACCAGGAGCAATTGGAACCTTTATAGCAGCTTCTAAACCTCAAATTGCTACGGGCCTATCAAATATGCTGAAAGGTATTAATGTTGATATTAAGCCTGATGTCATTGAAAAATCCATTACAAATATAGTTTCAAAAATTTCCTCTTTTGCTGGCCAAGTAAAAGAGTTTTTTAGTAACTTTGCAAATACTGGCGTGTTTTCGTCTCTAGCACAAGCTTTTGACTCAGTTGGTGGAGCACTAGGTAATCTTTTAGCTGCTGTTAGTGGTGGAAAAGGAGATTGGACGGAGTTTGGCACAACCCTTGGAAATGTTATTAAAACTTTAGCAGATGGCGCTACTAAGATTGGTGATTTCATCGGAAAAATGGACCCTTCAATTTTACAATCATGGATATTGACGCTAGGTGCCATTATTGGTGGCTTCAAAATTTGGAAGGCAGTTACTGGCGGAAATGCAATAACTGGTTTTTTAGATAAAATAACTGGTGGTTTATTCAAGTCAAAGAATGCATCAACCAAATTTGGGTCAACAATAAAATCAGTCTTTAGTAGCATGGCTCAGCTTGTCAAAGCTGGAGGAACTGCTATATCAACTGCAGCTAAAGGAATTGGAACAGGGTTTGCAACTGCTTTTACCGCTTTAGGTAGAGCTATTTCAATGGTTCCTCCAACGACATTTCTAGCACTTGGAGCTGCTTTAATTGCACTTGGAGTCTCTGTTTATATCGTTGCTCAAGGATTTAGTGTAATGGCCGATGCAGCAATTCGCTTAAGACAAGCAGGCACCGGTGCAATTGTAGCCTTTGGAATCATGGTTGCTGGTGTTGTTGCTTTAGTTGCCGTATTAGGAGCTTTTGGAGCTGGCCTGTCAGCTGGTGCAGTCGGTATGCTTGCTTTTGGAGCAGCTGCAATAATGATTGGTATCGCTATTGCTATTGTGGCAACACAGGCAAGTGGAGTAAGCCGAATTATTACAGCTTTAGCTAATGGTTTTGCAACCATAGCAACGGCGATAGCATCAGCAATAGCTACAATACTATCAGCGATCGCACCTTTATTGCCTGGAATAGCTATGATTATTACAGCAATAGCTCCTATCGCCATGCAATTTATTCAGCTATTTCAGACTATGGTGCAACAAATTGCTCCAATCATTGACTCAATAAGTAATTTGTTTCAAACTTTGGGTCAACAAATATCAAGTATTCTTGATTCCGCAAGCGGTGTAATCACATCATTTGGTAATACAGTAACAAGTGTCCTGAACTCAGTAGCTGGTGTTTTTGACTCTATTGGTAATGCAGCATTGCATGCAGGTCAGGGTGTTAAATTAATGGCCCAAGGATTACAGATATTGACTAACTTACCGCTTGGTGATTTAACTGGAACTTTAACTGTAGTAGCTAGTGGTTTGGCAGGTATTGCCAACTCTGGAATTGCAACGGCAGGACCTGGTCTTCAAGCTGCAGGAATTGGAATGATGCTAATTGGCACAGCGGGAACGATGGCACAGGCCGCCTTAACTGCTTTACCTACAGTAATTACGATGTTTACAGCATCGCTAACTACATTACCCGCACAATTAACCTTGGCTCAAACTGCGTTGATGACCTTTGCATCTGGTGCAATTGCATCATTGGCGGGTCTTGCAACTGCTGGTGCAATGATTATAGCTTTTGGAGCACAATTAACCACTATTGTGGCTTCAACTGCAATGGCTAACGCTGGATTATCTGCTTTTAATGCTCAAGCAAATTTGGCAGGTGCTGCATTATCAAGGCTTGGAAGTTTTGCAACAACTTCTAGTTCGCAAATATCAATGCTTGGGTCAACAATTACAAGCTCAATGACAAATTCTTCGTCTGCTGTTAGTAGCGCCGGTACGAGAATGACAACCGCAATGCAGTCGACTATGAACCAAATGAATATGGCGGTTCGAAATGGAATGAATAACATTGTTTCGGCAACTAGATCAGGCAGTTCTCAAATGGTATCAGCCTTTAGATCTTCTGCTCAACAACTTGTAACTGCAGCTCAATCTGCTGTTAGTCAAGTAGTATCTGCAGTAAGAGCAGGTTATAGCTCAATGGTGTCAGCAGGTCACTATATTGGCCAAGGGTTAGCCGTCGGTATGAGACAGGCATTAGGGGAAGTAACTGCAGCTGCTAATGAGTTAGTCGCACAAGCAGAAAGAGCTGCACAGGCTAAAGCCAAAATTAATTCTCCATCTCATCTATTTCGTGACGAAGTTGGGTGGTGGATTGGTCTTGGTATTGCGAAAGGAATAGACAACTCAGCTCCAGAGGTTGCAAATAGTCTTGATTTTATTAGGAGTCAAGTTGCAGGTTTTAATGTTCGAGCTAATAACTTACTACAAGGGACTACCTCTCGAATGTCAAGTCAATTAAAAGTTGAAACCTTAAGAGGAAAAACTCCTAAAGTTCAGGCTTCTGCTCGACAAGAAGCTTACATTGCACATAGTGCATCTTTATTAAGTGATATGATTGACGGATTGTCAGAGCTTAGAGAACAAGTTGCTCTAGGTCAAAAGATTGTTTTGGATACAGGAGCATTTGTTGGCGGAACGGTAGACAGTTATGATAGTACACTGGGAACTATACAAACTTTGAAAGGAAGGCATAGGCTATGATTACACCAATCAAAGAGTATATCAGCTTTGGAGACTTTGATACAAAGTCTCGTGGTTGGTATCTTGAGTCAAGAGACGCCCCTTCACCTCAAGAAAAGGAGGTAATTGAAAATTTATTGTTCTCACAAGGGATTCTTGATTTTTCTATGATGGGAAATGAAAGATTTTTTGATAATAGAATAATAACTTATGATTTTAAATTACCAAATAAAGGCTATAACGATAGAAAATTGGCAGAGCGTGAAATAAAAAATCAACTAATGAGAATTGGCGCTAGTAAGTTAATTGATACGCACGATAAGCATTTTCATTGGTTTGGTAAATTTAAAAGTGTAAAAGTTAAAGATGATCCAATAAAAAAATCACTGATTGCGACGCTTGAATTTGATTGCTATCCCTTTTTAATCGCAGATAGTAATTATTTTGATGATATTTGGGACGACTTTAGTTTTGAATACGGTGTTTCTAACTGGACAAGATGGAAGCTGGAAGGTGAAACTAAAGTGCCTGTATTTAACCCTGGTGATTCAACAATCATTCCAGAAATTATCACTACTAGTAATTTAAAAATAGAAAAATCAGGAGAAATGTTTTCGTTCTCACCAGGCGTTAGTGAAAATGTACTATTAAAAATTGCCCCAAGAGAACAAACTATTTTAACAATAACGGGTAGTGGTTATGTTTCAATTCGTTTTGCAATGGAGGTGCTCGGTTGATAGAAAAAAATATCAAAATAGCTGGATTTCTGGTGATGTATTGGGATAGGGCTGAAGATGTCGGAAATACTGATTTAACAAAAGTACTACACGAACCAACTGTTTCTAAAGCCGAATACCGTGTTAGTGGTGGAGTAATTAAACAGGTTGTAAATGGTATCGACGAATGTAACATTTCAATTGGTATGAAGCACAAGCTTTATAAAAAAATAACACCAATTAGAGGCATTGTAAAAGTAATCAATATATTTGATGGCGAACTTGAATTTTATGGCAGAGTTTTAACAGCTCCTACATCAATGAATTCTGATGGATTTTCGCAAGAAATTATTTGTGAGAGTATGCTTGGATATTTACATGATAGCGTTCAAGATTTTGAAAAAATTCCAAATAGTGGATTGGAAGATTATCTAACTAGAATTATCAACAGGCATAATTCCCAAGTTGAGGAACATAAAAAATTTAAGATTGGTATCGTCGATGTTCCGGCTCCATCGGATACTCCTTTTAGATATACAGGTTACGACAGTAGCTGGGATACAATTAAAGAAAGATTGATTGATAAAACTAGTGGATATCTTGTGTTGAGATACGAGTCTGATGGTATGTATATTGACTATCTAAAATCTGTTGGTGAAATTGTTAACGGTTCACCAATAATGCTGGGGGCAAATATCAAAGAAGCTACCAGGGACCTAAATTTTGATGGTCTATTAACAAGGATTGTGCCTGTAGGCGCAGATATTGATACAAATACTGTTAATGAAGGAACTAGCGCTGATATCATTAGACCACAAGTGACTATAAAAAGTGTTAACGGAGGGTTGAACTATCTAGAAAGTAATGCTTTAAAAAATCAGTTTGGGGTAATTGCAAAATCAATAACCTGGTCAAATATTAGTGATCCAAATATTTTAAAATTAAGAGGACAACAATATCTAGATAGTATGACAGCCGCAGTTGCAAGCTGGAAAGTAGGTGTAGTAGATAGATATCTGATTGATAATAACTATATAAAACTAAAAGTTGGAAATTCCCATAAAATAATTAATGCACCGATGTCAGGTGTTGAAAGTTTACAAATTATTGAAAAAAACATTGATATTTTAAGACCTCAATCTGTGTCATTGACTATCGGGTCAGACAACCAAACACTTTCTACTTTTAACTTACAACAAAAAGAGGCTCAAAAATCAATGGAAAAAGTAATTGCTGATGTTGAGGCAAAACGATTAGAGCAAGAAAAACAGTTAATTTTAGCAGAACTTAAAGCTCAAATTTCAATGTTAATGTCTGAGATTGCATCTTTACAGACTCTAATTCTAAGCATGACTGTTGATATTAATGCTAGGCAGAAAGAACTTGAAGTCTTGAATAGTGCAGAACCTCGAGATGAGTCTCTAATTTCAAGCAAAACTAGTGAGCTAAATGATCTAATTTCACAAAAAACAATCTTTGAGCTCGACTTACAAGAAAAACAAAGACAATTAGTAGAACTTAAAAAGGAGGCTGGAATTTAATGGCTGAAATTAATGAGGCTACTGGTGTAACTGGTACTTATAATGACCCTTCCCCAGTAGATAGAAATAAATTACATCAAATTTCGGAATTAACACGGTTTATTCGTCAGAAAGTTTACGGGATAGACGTAAGAGAAACAATTGCCCAGATTGCTGAGAGACTCTATATTGATGCAACTGAAATGGGAAATGCTAATATGGAAGTTTCTGCAGCTCGTGGTTTCTACGATAATTTAAACGATAGAATCACAGACATAGATGAGAGACTTGTCACTAAGCTAAACTCAATAATCTCTGGTGCCCCTCAAAAGGCATTTGGTAGCTTGGATGAGTTAAAAGCAGCATATCCAAATGGCGCAGAAGGAATAATGGTCACAAAAGATACAGGCAATTGGTATTTTTGGAGCGGTAGCGTCTGGGAATTAGGTGGCAAATATCAAAGCGCACTCGACGCAGATTTTCAGAAAGGAAGTTATATAGAACGTGTAATGGGTATTAATCAAAAAGTAAAATCTGATATTAAATTGTTAAGTATGTATTCAGGAACAAATCCTTTATTCAGCAAAGCGACATTTGACAATGAACAAGTTGTGGTTGAGCCGGGTGGATATTTTTTCCCAATTATGAATTACATGGATGCTAGAGATGTATATATCACGTTATCTGGTGTCAGTCATCCTTCCAGGGTCTCTATGTCACTGGAAGGCACTGGACAAGAAATAATGTATTTTGAGTTAAAAGGTTCGAGCGTTGATAATGTCTATTATTTCGACATGAATGATTACGTCGGATTTGCGACTCAGGCAGGCTCTTATTTTAAACTAAGAATTGATAATCGTGATCAATCTGATAGAGTAACTGTCAACCAGTTTTTAGTTGGCAAAGGTGGTATTCCAATATCAGTAAATGACAGTTTATTTTACATTGACCGCAACATCACATCTCGTACTATTTCGACACTTGAGACAGTACCGACTGACATGTCTATTTTGACGAGGAATCAAACAAAAGAGTATCTTGCAGTGTTTGAAGGAAATAGCATTACTATTGATGCTACTGGATATGTCTTTATGACTTTACCAGTCGCAAAAGCAAAAGACGTTTATTTGACTTTATCACAAGTTAATCATCCTGACAGACTATCATTCAGAATAAAAAATGGGTCAACTGGTGTAACAGGTATGTTAAATTTCAATGGATCTGTTGCAGATAATATTTATTATTTAGACTTTAATGATTATCTGAGTCAGTCAACGACACCTGCATCGGACGAGTTTGAGATTAGATTGGATAATCGTGATAAAACAGACCAGTTAGTTATTGACCAGTTTTTAATCGGTAGAGGTGGTCTGCCGACAGGAAAAACTATCACATCTGATAAGACTGTTTATGTTGATCCAAATGGAACCTTTAAAACTATTCAGAGTGCAATCGACAGTGGAGCTACAAACATTTTTGTTAAGCCTGGAATTTACAAAGAATCTATTTCTGCAGGCGGACGAGATACATTAACTATTTCTGCCACTCCTGAAGCAGATTATAACGTTACATCTAAGACTGATACGCAAGGTGTTGTTATTGATATGACGACAGAACTTGAATTAATTTCAGATGATACGATTTTCTCGATGGCTAAAACCGCACCGGTTGGAAGCAGACTTGAGAAAACTTTTATTTCGAAAACTTTACCAATTGTAATCTCTGGTAGAAGCGATGGTTACAATGTCACTTTGTGGGAAGACGGTGGTGACATCAAGACAAGTAAACGGCTTGTACCAGTAGCATCACAAGTTGAATGTAAATCAACACAAGGAACTTTTACATACGACGGTTCAAAAATTTGGGTAAATCCATTTGGAGGAACAGTTTCTGGAAAGACTTTTAAATTGCTCGATGACATTGATGTTGTAGCATCATTTACAGATATTTCAAATTTAACATTGTCAGGATTGAAATTTATTGGAGGTTATTCTAACACATTATTTGTTAAAAAAGTTGCTAAATTTGATTTTACGAAAACTACTGCAAATAGAAGTGGGTTAGGAAATGGATTTGGTGTTGAAGATTCTAATGGGACTTTTACAGCCTGTACTGCAAATCAAAATAAAAATGATGGATTTAATTTCCACGGTTTTGGCGACAATCATCTGATTGATTGTGAGGGCCATTATAATTTTGATGATGGCAATAGTCATCATGATGGTACGACTGGAACAATCGTGCGCGGAGAATGGTCACATAATGGAAAAGGTGGGTGCAGTCCTACATACGGCTCAATCGTGCATGTAGATAGTGTTTATTCCCACGATAACAACTACGGTATCTATCTAGAAACATTGCCAGAAAATCCATTGAGAACTGTTAGACATACTAACTGTGTTTTGAAAAATAATTCGACATCGGATTATTTTATTGGCGAAAAATATAATATTTTAGGCATTAATAATTTATATGCTTCACAAACTGGAACTGGCTCATATACAAAACTAAACTAGGGAGGATTTTTTTTGATAATAGATTTAGCAACATTAAGAGAGCTTTTTGCTAATTTAACTCAAACATTGGAAATACATATTTTTACTATTTTTGTAATTTTTGATGTTGTAACTGGTTTAGCAAAAGGATTTTCAAATAAAAAAGCAAATAGTACAAAAGGTTTACATGGGATTATTAAGCATTTCCTAGTTGTCTTACTTGTTTACACAGTTTATCCATACCTTGTAATTTTAGGCGCAAAACCAGTTGCAGTATCATTTGTCATATCATTTATTGCTGCTTATGGAATTTCAATCGTCGAAAATTGGGGACAGTTAGGATTACCTATGCCAGGGTATGTTAGATCGTTTTTCGAAAAACTCAAACGTGATACAGATGTATTTGATATTGCAACTGTCAAAATAAATCCTAATGGTGTAAAAATCGAGACAAATCGTGTTGAATTAGAACAGAAATCGGAGGTTGACAAATGGCAGACCCAATCAAAGAAATGAGAAAATTGCAATCAATCCCAGTTAGATATGATATGGGTGACCGTTATGGCAATGATGCAGATAGGGACGGTCGGATTGAGATGGACTGCTCATCTGCCGTTTCGAAAGCACTTGGAATTAGTATGACAAACAACACAGAGACATTGCAACAAGCATTACCTGCGATTGGATATGGTAAAATCCATGATGCAGTTGACGGTGTATTTGATATGCAAGCTTACGATGTCATTATTTGGGCGCCTCGTGACGGCTCTAGTTCATTAGGTGCATTTGGCCATGTACTTATTGCGACAAGTCCAACAACTGTTATCCACTGCAACTATGGGTCAGATGGCATCACAGAAAATGACTATAATTATATTTGGAATTTAAACGGACGTCCTCGTGAGATTGTGTTTAGAAAAGGTGCTACTCAAACTCAAGTAACAGCTACATCTCAATTTGAGAGAGAGCTTGACGTTAACACTCGTTTAACAGTATCTGATAAGCCATATTATGAGGCGACCTTATCCGAAGACTATTATGTTGAAGCTGGTCCACGTATAAACAGTCAAGATAAAGAATTAATCAAAGCTGGAACAAGAGTACGAGTTTACGAAAAACTAAACGGATGGTCACGAATTAATCATCCAGAGTCTGCACAATGGGTAGAAGATGCTTACTTGATTGATGCAACAGAAATGTAAAAAAATCACCGCTCAGTTAATTCTGGGCGGTTTTTTTATTTAGTTCTATCTAATGTGTTTCCAATTACTTTGCCTACTTTTATTACAGTATTACTATCCTTTGATTTAGGTCTTATATTTTCTACAGTTGCAAGTAACTCACCGTCGCCAGCAATCCAAATATACTTATCCTCACCAAATGGATATTCAGCCTTTGAATATCGGATAATATCTTCATCACTGTAGTGAAATCTTATATCAATCAGTTGTTTTAATTCTATTAAGTCTTCTTTTGTAGCGTTATTGTTTATAAAACTACGAGCAGTTGACCTCTTTGATAGATAGTTCCTATGCTCCCTATTTTTTTCAGCCCATTTCTTATCGGCTTTTTGTTGACCTGATAGTTTTTTTGTTGCCATTTTATCCCCTTTCTATAATTATATTATAGTACATGTACCATATAATAGTCAATACTTTTTATCAGCTTTTTAAAATTTTTTTATGCTATAATCAAAATCATGAACTACTTAAAAAAATTTGATAATTTTCCAGACTTTGATTATTTCAGTCGTAATTATAGACAATTCGAGAGTGATTTCCACGAGCTGTCTGCAATGAAAGTCCCTCTTACATTTTTTACAGATGACATTCGAGCAACTATGCGCGCAACTGGTGACACATTTTTTATACTGGATGCTGCAAATTGCAAAGAAATGGTCAAAATTAGATTTGATTTTGACTTGAAAGACGATATATATACATATAAAGGTTACGTCCGTTTAAATGGCAAGTATGAGTAA